CCAAGCACTCGGCGTAACCCCCAATCCGAGGTTACCGGAGGAGTCGAGGGTTGCTTTAGTAGTATTATTAGTGCGTAGCTGTAACGAATGATTGCTTGAAGTCCCTACTGTTCCTTCGCCCGTTCCGGCAATAGACATAATAGTTGTTGTAGTGCCATCACTAACGCGAACAGTATCATTGGATGAAATAACACCGGCGACTTGCAACTTATAAGCAGGAGAACTCGTCCCAATACCCAGCCCTGTGCTAGTTAGGCGCATTTGTTCGGAGCCGTTCAAATCAAAAATTATTGGGCCGACGCCTGTTGTTCCGAGCGTAAGTCTCCCCGGCGCAGAAGCATGGGACTGACCAAACGCTAAGACGTAGGCACCAGCAGCCGCCGCATCACCGCCCGCCAATCGGACATAACTGGTTGCAGTATTTCGGTAGACCTCTGCGGGAACTGTTAAATTCGTCCCATCAAACGTCAGCGCAGAACCAGTGGTGACTACCTTGGAGCCGTTGAGGTACGCTACTCCGTTGGCTGTGCCGTTAGGCAACGCCAGAGATGCAGGGTTAGTTCCCAACTCAACAACAGTGCCTCCACTGTTCTTAGTGAACAGACGCTTGTCAGTTACGTTAACTGCAAGTTCACCTTGAGTCAAGTCTCCAGAGACAGGAACCGCAGAAGCAGTGCTGGAGTTTTTAGTTACAATAGTAGAAGCCATAGTTTTCCTTTAATAAGTTCCACCGTTAATTGTTCCAGTGATCTTAGAACCATCCAGAGAAGTTAACCAAGATGGGTTAGCATAAGATCCAGTTGAATAAAGTCCGTTAGTGACCGTTGCAGCATTACCAGTAACACTGATTCCCCACGTACCGCTAGTGCCTGTACCCGTCAAAGGAGCATAGGTGCTTGCAGCCGTAGCAGAGGTCAAATAACCAGCACTTGCATGATTACCCCAGCCGTAGGCAGTATCCCAGTTAGTCTGCTTAGTATCCGTAGGAATAGAATAACCGGCGGTATACGACAGTGCCAACGTACCTGAAGACGTTATAGGACTACCAGAGACAGTTAAACCAGTGGGAGCAGACAAAGCCACCGAAGTTACAGTACCCGCTGCTGGAGTGGCCCATGAAGGCGCAGAACCAGAACCGTTTGAGGTGAGCACCTGCCCAGAAGTTCCTTTGCTGGTTCCTCCAACCGCCAAAGCACCATACAAACGAGTGGTAGTAATGGTGTTAGAGCCAATAATTGCTTCGTTGGATACATCACTGGCTGCATCAGCATTAGCACCAATAATAATGTTACCAGAACCGTTTACAATACTTGGACCAGCTTTATAGCCCAAGATTGTGTTCTTATTACCATTAGGTGCATTATTACCGGCTTGATAACCCAGCAGTGCATTACCTCCCTTAACACCAATTAACTGAACATAATCAGCATAGAAGGTAACCCAAGTCCATCCATAATTACCTAAAGGAGCAAGGGTGGGGGCAATAATAACATCTGAACCAACTATAGCAAAGAAATCCACATACCCAAAATCATGCAGAGTTGTCCCATCAAATATCTTGATTTGTTGAACACCTCCAGCAATAATATTCCCCGCTACAGCAGCAGCATAAACAGGAGAGGTGCTAGGAAAAGATATTCTTTTATCATCAAAGCCTAAATTATAGCGATACTGATAGTTGGCAGCATGGTTAAGCGTACCACTCCAAATACCATCTGTCGTGTTAGTTTCACCAAAAATAAGACCAGAATCAGTAACAGTGGCTTCGTTAGGGTTTGGAACAGCGGCCCAAGAAGTAGCCGTACCGTTCGTTGTTAAAAACTTTCCTGAATTACCGGACTGACTTGGAAAGGCATCAACAGTATCCCAATAATTAGAGGTTCCATTGGTGCGCAGATACTTACCAGTTTGGCCTGTAATAGAGGGAACATAACCAGCAGCAGTAGAAGCACTAGAGGCTGCGTTAGACTCAGAGATAGCAGCATTTTCTTCAGAGGTTAACGCAGCAGCAGCACTGTCAGCAGCATTTGCTTCAGAAGCAGCGGCATTAGACTCAGAATCAGCAGCGTTGTTCTCACTAATCAAAGCAGCGGCAGCACTGGCGGCAGCAGCATCTGCTGAGTCTGAGGCTTCGTTAGCCTTCGTAGAAGCAGTCCCTGCATCCTCGTCAGCGTTTGCAGCACTAATAGCAGCATTAGTTTCGCTATCAGCAGCGTTAGTCTCACTGGACAAAGCCGCAGCAGCCGAGGCAGCAGCAGCAGCCGCAGAAGCACTTACTCCAGAAGCACTTGAGGCAGCAGAAGCAGCACTAGCGGCAGCGTTAGTGGCTGAGGTGGACGCAGAAGCAGCATAAGCAGCCGCCTCGTCAGTCTTCTGAATAATCAGTTCTGCTGCGTTTGCTGCATCATCAGTAGCATCTCCTGAGCCTCCAGGTCCACGGTAGATCGCCATTTAGACTCCAAACAATTTGTTAGAGATTGTTGTATCCGGTACATACTTAGTCTGATACCAGGACTCCAACGGACCAGCAACATTGGCTGGAGTTGTTGGGAACAATCTGTTGTAATTCTGTTGCACTTGCTGGAAATAAGCGGCATCGTATGGATTCATACCGCTATACGTGCCTGTAAAGGGCGTAGGAGCCTGAATTGATGACATAGAAGGCCCAACAAGACCTCCTAAGGCTCCAGCGCCTCCTGCTAGTCCTTTAGCAGCCATCGTTAAAGCACCAGCACCACCAAACAACCCAGCACCTAGTTTAAGAAGCTGATAAGCCTGCTGAGGAGTAAGGCTAGGTGCTTCAGTTGGAAGAACAGTAGTAGCTCCAGTAGGATTATCTGCTCCAGCAACCCCAGCACCCTCAGTAGCAGCAGTCTCTTCCATGCCACTCAGATAGTTAGCGCCACCTTCGTAGGTTCCTGTAGGATTCTCTGCACCTGCTACTCCAGCTCCTTCAATGGCTGTGGTTTCTTCCATACCAGCAAGGAAAGGATTCTCTGGAGGAATAACAGGTTCGATACCTTGACTCATATCCTGCACAAAAGCATTATCTAAAGTTACGGTAGTATCAGCCAAAGGTCCAGCATCAGCAGAGAAATAATCAGGCTGAACAACTGAAGGCTCTATTGCAGGTAACGGAGTAGCTACAATATCAGGGGTTGGTATAGCCGCCCCAACTGTTACAGCTTCAGGGACAACAGGTTCAAAAGCAGCAGCTATGTCTTCAATCGGAAGATTACCGCCATAAACGTCCTGAAGACCAGAAGTAGCAGCATTAAGATCCACTTCAGGGGCTGCTGCACTTCCTAATTCACTTAATCCTTGACTAATTGCAACTGATTTCAGAACATCAGCAGGGTCAGCCCCTCGACCTAGAGCAGTACCAACAGTTAGGCCTGTTCCGAGACCGGGAAGAGCAGCATTACCAATAATAGTTCCAATTGGTCCCAGCTCTTGCACAATGTCACCAATTCCTCGAATAGCTCCTGCTACACTCTCTCCCAAACCTCCAAACCATTTACCTAGAAGACTTGATTCGTAAGTAATGTAAGGATCGTGTACTTCACCTTCTTTGGTAATATAAGAGTTACCATGTCCACCAGAAGTAGCATAAACAAGTTCGCCTGTGGGGGCTTTGGCAATGCCTTTAACTGGGCCGTTAGAAGGCATAAAACCAACAGATGAAAAATCAACTGATCCGGCAGGTACAATAAAACCTTTAGGTGATTGACCTAAACGATCTTTAACCCAGTTACCCCATGTATCCTTAGCAGTAATACCACTAGCTTTTACATCAGTAAGGTCAACGTATTGACCAGCGTTCTTAAGACCTGCTAAATTGTCAGAATTTAAAAACCAAGAACTAACATAAGGTTTATCACCTACTTTAATACCCTTGTTAATGGCATCTTCGGAAATAAATGTATAATCACCTTGAGGAGTTGAAAACGTAGTACTCCAAGTACTGGCATTTTCACTACCCCACATATTCTTAGCAAGTTGCGTTGCTCCCGACAGTGACGAAAGATCAATAGCCATCTTACTCTTCTTTAGCTTTGGTTTTCTTCTTCGGCTCTTCTTTTACTTCTTCAAATACTTCTTCCCACTCCGGGTTATCACGGAAACTCTTGATGTCCCCGTCCTGAACTACCACAGCGTAGCGATTGGGATCATCATTGTGAATCATCTTAAATGTAGCCATTCTGTTTCCTTTCTGAAAAGCCCCGTAGGGCTCTTTAAAAAGGACTCCATCCTTTTGAGATGGAGCCTTAGGGGTGCAAGCTTAAGTCTTTATTATAATTAAGCCAGAACGATCAGCGGCACGCAGGACTTGTCGCGCAGCTCAGACACGCCATACAGCGTATCAGCGGTGAACAACGTACCCAGGAATTCCTGCTTGTACTGAGTTTGCGAACGGATGCCCAGTTGCTCAACCAAAACAGCGAAGTCACGCTGGAACAGCAGAGCCACTTTGTCCGGGGTCGAAGCAGCGGTGGTATCGCAGTTCGTAGAAACGAACACTTTCACACCGTAGATATCGCCGAACTCACCGTTCATCAGGGTAGAACCCGTGCCTTTGAAGGCTTGCTCGGTGAAACGAGCGATACCCAACATGCTGTTACGAGCAACCGGAGGAACAACCAGAGAACGGCCGTCCATAGGCACATCGCTGTCGTCCAACGTCTGGATAGCCTTACGGATACCAGCATCAGCGATAGCAGCAGCGTTGGAAGTGCCATAGGTGTAAGCAGCGCCGGTAGAACCGATCAGACCGCCAGTGTACTGCTGGTTAGCAGAGTTACCACCGTTAGCACCACGACCCAACTGAATCAGGCTGGTGTCAACTTGCTTAGCCAGGGCGTAGCCAGCATCTTCCGTGTAGAAACCGCGCAGGCTCGACAGAGCTTGAGCTTCCACGATGTCCTCGATCAAACGCGAGTATTCGTAGTGGTTGTTGATAGACACAGAGATGTCGGTATCGCTCTCAGCGATCAGCGTCACGGTGTTGGCAGCGGCCTTGGCAGAAGCAGAACCACGGGTGGGGCTAGGAATGTGAATCGTGTCACCCTTCTTGCCCTTGAAGTTCATCTTCTTAACCAGGTTAGCCATAACCAGGTTCTTCTTGTACGCAGCAACAATCTCATCACTCCATACTTCAGGAATAAAATTCGCTGCGCTGGTGGTGGTTACGGCATTTGCGCCGGAAAAGGTATTAGCCATTTTATAAAACTCCTAAAAATTGATTATCGAACACGCCCTTCGGCGTATGCTTTCATGATTTCTGGCTGAAGCTGTTCATAACGATCAGGATCAGTCATCTTTAGCCGGATTAGGTCAGCACGGCGATAGACTTTGGCTGAAGACTCTCCAGTACCTCCAGTGTCAACGGAAGCAGCCTTGAGATTCTGTTTAAGAACCTGTTTGCCTGCATCAGCGGTCTGCTTGGCTTTAACACCACGAATCTGCTTAAATGTACTCAACAATTCATCAGCAGCTTGAAAATCGTATTGACTGTCTGCCATAGCAAACATATTCAAACGAATCGGAGAGGCTTTAACCCACTCCTGGAACTCACCATCCCCTACCACTTCTGCAAAATCAGGATGCTTCTGTTGAAGCATTTGCTGAGTCTGCATCTTCTTGAACTGTTGTGCAGCTTCACGAGCAGCGATAATGTCTGGATGAGTCTCAACTGCTTTTTGAACCGCTGTTTTCGGATCTTCAAAGAAGTCAATCTCTGTTTCTTGTTTAGCAACTGGTTGCTCTTTATTGAGGTTCTGCTGAATTAACTGGTCTGCGAGCTTACGCATCTCTCCTACTTCTTGTGCCTGCCTTCCAATCAGCTTTTCAGCCTCTTGGTGCATCTTCACAATATCCTCCAGACTCTTGCCTGAGTATTTCTCAGGAATCTGTGGGACCGCAGGTTCAGGAGTTACCTCCTCTTGGATCTGCTTTTGCTCTTCAGCCTCGATCTCACTCGGCTTCTCAATTTCTTCGTCAATCAATGCCATACTTACCTCTCCTGCCGATAAACGGTTCTAGGATAATTTATAGAATGGAACGACTATATGTTTTCCGTTCCGTTTTGTTTGCGCTCAACAGCCAATTTCTCAGCCCTTTTACGCTCCCATGCGTCATAAGCTGTGGGGAATTGACCTGTAATCCCTTCCAACTTAAACATGGGTGTTGAGATTATGCGTTTAGCATCTTGTGAGCAGATTGGGCAAGCCCTTACTCGGATACTATCGTCCACATAAGCCTCGGTTACGTGATAATCCTCACAGCAGAACTCAAACAATCGTTTCATGTTGGAGCTCCTCAAAGGCTTTCTCACATATTTCCTTACGCTGGAGAACCAGATTAAGAATATCTAACTGTCCTTTACGGAAATAAAGATCTTGTGTGTCCGCGACAGTAGATAAATCGTTTAAACTAGCCTTCAATGCTTGGAAATCTTCCATCAACAATGACCACCCTTTGGTAGCCATCATCGAAAACATCTCTTCGTAGTAAACTTGTAGTTCTTTGTCCATTAGGAGAACTTAGTAGTTAATAATAACGTTAATTTAACATAAAAGGACTACTTTGTCAAGCCTTTTTTGCTCTATTCATCATTTGTAGGGTCGCAATACGCTCATTTGAGGCAATATCAGCGGCTTTTAGGTTAACTTGCTTCTCTTTTAGCATCACGTCAGCCAGTTTTAGGCGCTTTTCAAAGTCATTTCCGTTGTCCAGGTTCGTTGCCGCAGCCTGAATGATGTCAACTCGATGCTTTTCAGGTAGGAGTTGAGCTTCAATCACAGTCTTTTGAGCCTCTGCCTGCTCTTTAGCGGCCTTAGCACTCAATTCCTGGGTCTGAGCCTGTTTCAAAGCCATATCCATCTGCTGAGCCTGCATAGCAGCCTGCTGAGCTTCAGGGTTAGGCTGGCTCATCTGGTCCAAAGCAGTCATCAGCTCACCTCGGTTGGACAGAGAACTGTTAGCCAGGATACCCTTCAGGATAATCGGCAGCACCGGAGTGTCTGGTCCGAGGGTCTGAAGCAGTCCGATGAGCTGTTGTTGCTCATATTCACGAGCCATAATCCCCAGATTACCTGTGGGAATGAAGTTCATGTCCACAGAAGGATAGCGCTCAGGGTCAAACTGCATATAACGGAAGGCAGCTTTCTTAATGAACGGAATCAGGAAGTCTTCCTGGAAGTTGCTCAAGGTACGCTTGTATTTCTTGATAATTCCAGCCAACACCATGCTCATTCCGCTAGCGCCAGCATCCCGAGGCACGTTAGAAGGCATTCCAGATGCGTCCACAGTACCTGTAGCCTGCAACAGCATACGCTCGAAGTTCTGAGCTGCGGCAGCATTGGTTCCATCAGTGCGCCCAAAGTTGAACGGCATCAGGATTTCTGAAGGTGCTCCGTTGGTCAGGATTGCCTTACCAGGCCGTACTTCGAACTTAGCGCCACGAGGCAGTCGGGTAGCGTCCATAGCCACCATAGGGGCGGTGGTTAAGGCCATGGAGTCCAACATGGAACGATACTGGCTATCAATAGCCTTCTGCATGTTGTAAGCCTTCTCAGCCGTTCCACGACCCCAGAAGCGTCCAGGAACCGTATCGTCTTGATACGCCACCACGGGACGATCCTTCATCATGTACGGGTTTGCTTCAGCTTTCAACAGGATACCGTCATTGGCGATCACTACAATGGCTTCAACCAGATCAGCATAATCCTCGGCTTCTGAACCTTCAGGGAATAAATCCTCAAATTCACCTTCTTGCTCGCCCTCAAGATACTCACGGGGAACCAGACCATAATACGTCAACAACTTGACCTTATCATCCTGGTACTGAGTCTCGTCTTGGGTGGGCTCCAGTTCTTGTGTGCCATATTCAGAACCAATGTCAACCTTCTTATAGGTTCCGTTCTCCATGTTCTGAACCACTTTGTGGATGGAGACATACTTCTCAATCGCCACTCCGAGCGCATCCTCGATGCTGTCCGCATTAGGGTCAATCAGGAAGTTACGAGGATTAACCGGCTTTAGAGGAACACTGATTCGCTTGTATTCCTCAACACCGATAGCCGCTGTACCAGCCACGCCAGGGATAGGCTTAGTAGCAGGGCGGAAGGCAGTTACTTCCTTGACAAGAATCTCACCAATGCCAGTGCCGTAGATCTCAGCCATGAGTTCAACAGCATCAATAGCTTTGATAATCTTGTCTTGTTTAAAATCTTCATTCAGTTTTGCTTTGATATCTTCAACATCCAGAGGATTACCGTTCACATCCATGATGTCGTCTTTGATGTCAAAAAACTCTCCTTGACCAAAGATAGCTTCCATGACCTCAGCGTGCCTGGTCTCGATAGCCTGCTGCGTTGCAGGAGACACCAGGCGACTACGCTCAGTCTCTTTTGTCTTATCAAGAGCACTCCAGCGACCACGGAAGATACGCTCGTATTCATCCCAGTCAGCTAGAAAGTTAGTGTCACGGTAGTCACGCCAACGGTTGGTATGCCCGATTACAAAATCTACCAGACCGTTCTCTTCTTCGGTCGGTTCCTCGTAGCCTTCGTATTCATTTTCTTCCATTGTGTTTCCTTACCATTTAACTTTGTTAGCAACCGCAGCGCATAGTTCTGTAAATTCTTCTACAGAAAGAGTGCCACGCATCATATTTATCTTTTTATGTACAAGCTGGATGTTTTCTAAAAAATATCCTTCATTGTTATTAATACGATCAATAGACGCTGTGTGATCCCATCCTATTTTACTCCAGCCGATTGACAGTCCAGAAAGAGCACAAACTTCATTCTGTTCTTCATACAATTCATTAATCTGTTCAGGTGTTAAATCCCAAGAGTATCCACGTACAAGAGCACTTTTTGAAAAAGACTCGTACCAAGCAAGACGAACTGCCCCGACCATTCCTGAGGCTTTATTAGTTTTATTACTACAAGCCTTACAAGGTTGTTCTATATTATGAGCACCAATGCAATAATTTCTGCGCAGATGCGTTATTTGATTATTACACTGTGGACAATAACGAACCCATCGATTGTTTTCGTTTTTAAAAACCGTATCAGGAACTTCTAAAGGAAACGGCATTATTTACCGCCCCACTTCACGCGGTCAGCCCAGTACGCCGCACTCATGCGCCCCTTGGCGATATTCTGTGCGTGTCGAGCCTTGAAAGCCTTGTTACGGGCCGATCCTTCAGGAGAACCTTGTACGCCTTGCTGTCCAAAGCGAATTGTTTTAATTTCATCGCCATCCTTAGCCACAACAATGTGACTTTTTGTAGGATGGTTTGGTGTTCTCTTTGGTTTGTTGTAACCACTAACACCAGCACGAGCAAGTCTTGGATCAGTAGCCATTCTTTTTCTTTCCCTTCTTGGCGGTCTTGGCAGAGTCCTTGAAGTCCTGAGCCGTGGGAGCACCCTTGCTTCCAGGTTTCCTCATTCTTTCACCAGAACCAGCGGCAATGCGCTTACGCTTGGCGTTGATGTTTGCGTACAATCCTTGTTTCATAGTCAGTATCCACTTATAGGGTCAAGAACTTCAAACTCATCTTCCTCATAATCAGCGTTGTAGTTAGCAACCGCAAGCTGATCCACATAACTCAAAGCATCCACTAGGTCATCATGCACACCATTGGTAGGGAACATGATGAGTTGATCCCTAAACTCAGTCCAATCTTCATCCTCGTTAAAGGTAATTCGACCATGCTCCAAGCGTCCTTGCAGTGACCAGATAACTCTGTCCACCTTCTTTTTGTTTCCATGAGTAAGATCATGTATATGGGCATAGATGTTATTCTTCCTCATCAAATCGTTTAAGTAAGGTAAGACAGCATTCTTCAATGCTCCTCGCTCAATACCGATTGCACTCGGTTGGAAATCCCTTATGGTTTTTAGAATATTGACAGCAGTCTGCCTAATGTCCCATCGACCGTGCTCAATGCTATGAACCCACCAATCACCGTTATCCAAAAGCTTAACAATAGCAATAGCAGTCTCATCTAATCGCTTCTTGGATGCTCCAGCATTCTTAGCCACATCCTCAAACCCAGCCAAGTCCACTGCAACATAGTAAGCCCCAAACTGAGGTTCTTCAGCTTCCTTAAACCACTCTTCCTTGAATACGTCAGCTCCTGCGGTATCGAAGGAACTCAGGTATTCCTGCTTAAAGGCAAAAGAGCTGAGAGTCTTCTGAGCAGCCTCAATTTCCTTTGGATCAATGGTTTCATTGTCCTTGGTGGTAAAGTGCCAACTCTTCCACTCCTCATCCTCTTCCTGACCCAGCTTAAACACATCGTAGAACCAGTTCCTACCAGAAGGAGTAGAAATAAACAACGCTCTACCCTTTTTGTCAGACAAAGAAGCTCGGATAATCTTTTCCCATACATCCTGCTTAACGAATGCACACTCGTCTAGGACCACATACGTCAGAGACATACCACGCAAAGAGTCTGGATTATCAGCGCCCCTTACCAGTATCTTTCGTCCGTTTATCAACGTGATCTCAAGGTTGTTCACGTGGCTGGACTTAATCACTGGCCTACCCAACTCATGGAGCAAGTCCCAGATAATCGACCGTGCTTGTCCCAGCGTTGGAGCGATATACATCACCGCTGAACCGTCAGGACAATTCAAACCCTCAATCAACAACGTAACAGCAGACAACCTGGACTTACCACATCGACGACCTGCTGCAACCACCTTAAACCGCTTCTTAGATCCAAAGACCTCTTGCTGCCACCGCAAAAGTTGGAAGTTAAGACTGGTCATGGTAATCCTTGATTTCCACGTCAGTCACGTCCTCTACCATCTCAATAGGCTCATCAAGGCCCACAGAAGGACTTTGGAGACCAGAAATGTTGATACTGATGCTCGGGGTACTACCGCCCTGCTTTGAAGCCTCAAAAGCTGAGACAGGGACAATCCTATCGACAATCAACTTCCAGGCAGCAGCTTGGTTTTTATGTTCATTATCCAAAGCAGCGTCATAAATGGCCTCAAGCACTTTTGCGCTCTTGGGTGAATTCAGCATTCTGAGTTTGTACTCATTGATGATAGCCGTATCACCCTTGGGACGACCTACAACACCAGTATTCTTTTTCTTAAGGGCGACAATCTCTCCCTTCTTGGGTCTTCCACGACCACGTTTCTTCGGTTCTGTTTCCATGTTTATCCTTTGGGACATGGTTGTTTAGACAAAAATCCAAGATACCCCTTTAGCTTTAAAGTATCTTTAATGTATATCTTATATATTTATTAATAATTATTATTTAACATTAAAGTTACTTTAACGCATTAGAGTACATTAAAGTATACATTAAAGCTATAAAGTATACTATAAAGATACTATAGCATACTTTTATGCACTTGTCAAGCATTTTATGACAAAAGATTAAGATTTATTGTCTTTTTACTGTTTAAGGCTTCACTTTATAGTCCCCTTCCAGGGTGCACGCCTGCCCGTCTAAGGTCTCCTTTTACAATATTATGTTAAATTATGTCTTCTGTAGCTAATTGTCTTTATCTTTCAATAACTTACGTGATCTCATCTGTCCCCAATTAAATGTACTATTTAGTTACTTTTAGGGTCTAGTTTTACTTTTTTGTAAGCGCTAGAGGTATCCGCAAAAGTAAACACTAAAGCAACACCCCCCCCCCTATGT